AAAAGACCAGCCCTGTCACGCTGGTCTTTTTTGGTTATAATGCCTTTATGTATGAATACAATATCCGATTTAAACGCCTCATCGACGGCGATACTTTCGTTTGTGATATCGATCTCGGTTTTGGTATTTGGCTTGTGGATCAGCACTGTCGCCTCTTTGGCGTGGATACACCAGAGAAGAACACTACCGAAGGTAAAGCAGCTACGGAAGCAGCAAAAGAATGGTTTACATCAAGGCAAAATACAGCCGAACGATTCATTATTACGGTACTTCAAAAAGCAGATAAATACGGAAGACGATTAGTATATGTAAAGACTGATAGATCTCCATCTGCCCTAAATACAGAGATTATGAATACACTTGGCACATATGCCTACGAAGGTAAAACAAAGCGCAAGATAGTCAAAGCAACGGCTGTGGTGACAGAATGATTGCAGGATTCTTATACGGAATCATAGCGTCCGCAATCCTATACATCATCATTGAATCTATATCCAAGTACATCAAATACAACAGACTATATCTATGGATGGAATCAAAAGATATTGACCCAGAAACAGTTACAGATGAACAGTTTAAAAACTATTTCATCATGTGGCAACTATCTGAATTACCCGGCGTGGAAGTCATACCAATTACAGATGACGATAAAGACAAACCATCTTCCATGTAATACATTGTGATACAATAACCCACTGCTCCGGTGGTGGAACGGTAGACACGACAGACTTAAAATCTGTTATCGCAAGGTGTACGGGTTCGAATCCCGTCTGGAGCATCTGTCTGCGTAGCTCAGCGGATAGAGCAATTGCCTTCTAAGCAATTGGCCACAGGTTCGAGTCCTGTCGTAGACGCTTGGTTAGAGGAGAATAAAATGGTTGCAAAAAAATCGTCGTTACATAAACTTATGGTGTCTTTTATTACCAAGTTAGTCGATACGGCAAAAGAAAATGGCCAAGTAGTTAACTGGGATGTTATTACCCCTACAGTAAACGATAGAAAAGTTTGTTTTAATTCATATATTAAGCTTGGAGATGCTGGATATATTATTGAATTAAACATGGATGGCGTTAATGGTAAGACAATGCGCATTAGTAAGGTACTTATGCACGATCAGTCCGACATAGTGTCGCTATTTATTGATCATTTTATTGATGATGTCGAAATGTGGATTAATAGAGAGATGGGTATTTCGGAATAATGGCAGCAACTCTTAAACATATACAGCCTGATGCAGAAGAGTTTATGATTCACCTTGCCCGTGTGTCATCTAATAATGAAGACAATCCTGAATACAGCAAGCTTCTTCGTTATTGCATGAAAGAAGGACACTGGTCTGTATTTGAAATGGTTGATGTCGTCATGGAAATCTATACATCTAGGGCTATCTCTGCTCAGATGTTACGACATAGAAGTTTTCACTTTCAAGAATTTAGTCAGCGATATGCAAACCCTAGCAAGATTGAATTAGATCTTCCATCTATGCGTAAAAAGGGAAGCACTAACAGGCAAAGCAGCATTCCTTATGAAGACAAAGAAGAGCAATTGGAAATGGATAATAAGGCTCTTGCTCCTATTCTTATGGCTATACGTACTTATGATGACTTAGTAAAAAGCGGTGTAGCACTAGAATCTGCTCGTATGGTTCTACCTATGTGCGTTGGTACAAGGCTCTATATGAAGGGGACTGTGCGTGACTGGATGCATTACTGCCGAGTAAGGCTAAGCTCGCACACGCAGGAAGAACACTGGCGGGTTGCATCAGATTGCTGGAATGTATTACGTGAAGTGTTGCCTGTTACTACGACAGCATTTGAAGAGTATTGGATTGAGAAGGATAAAAAGAAGAATGATTAACCAGTGCACTATTGTTGGTCGGCTTGTTGCTGATCCAGAGACACGCCAAACACAGATGGGTAAAGCAATCTGTAGCATCAGAGTTGCTGTTGACCGTAAAGGTAGAGAGAAGGAAACCGACTTCTTTAGTTGCACAGCATTTGGACAACAGGCTGATGCACTTGCAGAATATGCACAAAAAGGTCGCCTTATTGGTATCGTTGGAAAGATTCAACTTGATCAATACACTAACAAAGAAGGCGTAAAGCAACAGTCAGTAAAGATCATGATTGACAACTGGCAACTACTTGATTCACGTAAAGAATCTGAAGGTAGTCCACCTAATCCAAAGCCAGCAGGTGCACTCAAAATAGATGATATTGATGATCCTTTTGCATAAATCACAGGCCCGCATATAGCGGGTCTTTTTTTATGTATAATACAAAAAGGTGAAATAAAATGGGTGTTACTAAACGATATCAAGATCCATCCGGTGGATTAAATGCTGCTGGACGCGCACACTTTAAGCGCACTACTGGAGCTAATCTAAAGCCACCTGCACCTAATCCGACAACGAAGTCTGACGCTGGTCGTAAGGCTTCTTTTTGTGCCCGTATGGGTGGCATGAAAAAGAAGTTAACATCTGCAAAAACTGCAAATGATCCAAGTAGCCGTATCAATAAATCCTTAAGGGCGTGGAACTGTAAATGAGAAAAGCATCAATGGCCCAGATGATGGGTATGAAAACCGGTGGGCATAGTGGCATGAAGAAGTCTATGCAAGCTATGGAAAAGAAAGAATATAGCAAGAAGGGTTTACCCGCAAAGGCTATGATGAAGCACGAAAAAGGTGAATACGGCAAGGGTAAAAAATGCTCATGTGGAATGAGTCCTTGTAGGTGTAAGTAGCCAAAGCCTTATTTGCCAATAAAAATAACGGCAAATAAAACTGGTCAATGACCATAAATGGAGGACAGTAAAATGCCACAGGATCCTAGCAAGGGTAAAAAAGCAGCACCACCGCCTAAAGGCTCTAACAAGCCAATGGCAGCACGGCAACCAAGGCCGACAGAGCTTACAGCTAAAACACAGGACTATGTACCTGATAAATATACTCCACCAAAGAAAGACACGTTTAGTTTTACTCGTCAACAAACGGGTGAAAAAACAGTTAAGTCTCCGGGCAATGGACCAAATTTATCTTCTAACACCAGTCGCCGGATGCAGTTTGAAGGTGGACTAGCTGCAGAATATGTTGGTGCTGCACGTGCAAACGCAGCAAGGGTTAAGAAGGAAACACCCAACTCACTTGTTAGTGCAGAATATCGTGCACAACTGACAAAAGATTTAGCAGCAGGTAAAAAGCAAGCAACTACTGATGCTGACAGACGTGCTGTTCAAGACAACACGCAACGTCTCGCAAATCAAGCAAGAGTAATGCGAGCACGTATGGATCAAAGAAAACCTGTTGGCGCTACGATGGATTTAAAAGATACTCGTGGTCGCACACAGACGAAGCAAGGTCCACCTCCTCCACGTAGCGTTTCTACATCTGGTGCAGTAACCAGACGTCCTCCATCTAGTGGTGCCAGCGGAGCTGGTGGCGGTAGTGGATCCGGTGGTGCTGGTAGTGCTAGACGTGGCCGTGGTGTTGCTGGGGCAGCTATTGCTGCAGCTGGTGCTGTTGGGGCTATGGCTGGCCGCATGAGCAAGCGCGGAGATGAGACTGCGGCATATAATAAGGGCAAGGCTGATGGACGTACGTTTACTCCATCTGGCATGAGATCATCTGGGCAGAATGTTGCTCAGCCATCAAATACTCGTCCCGGTGTGCGCGACAACATGTATGCAAGTAGTAATCTGCGTAAGATTATGATGAAAGGCAAGTAAGTAATATGCCCTCCCTTAGATCATTGTTAATTCCAGATAATGAAGATCCACTCAAGAAGGATGCAGTTATGCCTCCTGCTAGTGGACCAATGGGAGGGCAACCTGCCCCCACTGGCGTACCCATGCCAGCACCAGTGGGAGCGCCTCAACAGCCTCCTGCTGGTGTACAAGTTAAACGTAAAGTAACAGCTCCTCCTACAGGAGCACCAGTATCACCAAAGCCAGCTGCCCCATCAAGTACAGATACTGTTAGACAGAAGTTAGCTGAAATCTTAAGTCCAGTTGGGACAAAAGAAGCTGACCGAGTAAATCCAGATAATGCTGCACTCGCTCAAGATATTGAACGCCGAGGCATGGAATCATTACCGGGTTCTGGAAGTGCTGATATAAACACGCCAGTAACATCTAATCCACAACAAGAAAAGATGGATGCATTAGGTAAGGGTTATCCGGAACTTCAATATAAACCATCGTCAGTTATTAATGACCCAACACTTGTTGATAATAAACGATCAAAGAAACTTGCCTCAAATTTTAAAATGCTTTTACAAACAGGACGCACAGCTGCATCTGTTTTAAAAGATCTTCCAGATTTACCGGGCGGATTACAATCATCTAAGTTAGCTAAAGATGCTCTTGCTGGTCCACAACCACGCACTGAAGGCGGGATGCTTGCAGAAGGCGCAGATCCATTAGCCGGAGTAACACAACAAGTAAATCAACAAGACATCTTTAGTGATGCTGTTCGAAGAGCACGGGCAATTGTTGGTGACCCAAAAGCAAAACAAGGCCAAAAGGATTCCGCTGTTCAATCTATTATTGGTATGTCGGCATATCTTAATGGTGACATTGATGATGTTGGGGTATTTACATCAGCGCATCAACAACTCGATGCAGCAGGTATTCCAACAAGTCGTCCAGATAACAGCGGAGTCTTAGCTAGTGCATTAAAAGATATACCTATTTACAAAAAGTTCTTCTCTAATGCGTCTGAGAAAGCCGTGTTAACTGAGACGGAATTAACTAGTACATTTAATTCGGCAGCCAGAGTAATTGCTGGTAAATGGCTGTCTGGTGAAATTACTAAGTTAACAGATCTTGCAACCAAGGGTGTTTATACTGGAGAAGGTCCTGAGTCTGGTAAGGGAATTAGAGTTGGCGCACAGAAACAAGCAGTATTAGTAAAACGATTACTTGGTGGATTCAAAAGAGAATCTGATGTAGGCGACAAGATTCAGATAGCATCAGATAATCCATTTAATACATATGTCACTCGTCGGATTACAGCAGCTTTCCGTGGAAGTAAAGGCATTGATAAAGATAATGCCAAGAGGTTAGCGGGTATGGCTGGCGCTAGCGATACAGCTGCAAAACAAATTGCTGATATGTTTGGCATTAATAAAGAACTTGCAAACTTAACAACATTTGATTACCGTGGCAGAGAGAAAGAGTTTGCCGATGCTAGCGATAGAGCAAACATTTATTTAGACAACGGCGAAGATGACAAGGCCGCAAAAGAACTTGCTCCATTTATGAATAAAGTTCAAAAGAGAGTATTCTTTCCGGGTGTTGACATTGAAGTTTATGGATCTACGCCAAATCAATTTGGTATCGACACTGCTGAAAATGTTGCTGCTCGTGGAGTTGGTGATACTTCATCTAGACGAACTGCTGTTGAGACTAATATTAGCAATATGCAAACAGCTCTTACGAAAGATAAGAAGCGTGAGTTGACGTATGCTCCTGACCCTGAAAACATATTGCTAGGTGTAGGTAGAGGATTTGGTATTGATACAACCACTACCGTGTTTGGTAAAAGAGATCTCGATCGAGATTTAGCATTAAAGAATTTTGATCCAGACGTAGCGATGGAAGACCTTGATCAGTTATTACGTGTGACAGTAGATGAAAATGGTGTTGCTTACGGAGATAAACTTCACGACAACACAATGAATTCAATGCGTGGACTCATTTCTAAAATTGACGACAGGTTAAAAACAACTGGAAAAGAAGATCCTGAGTACAAGAGTTTAAATGAGTTTAAAACATTCTTGACTGAAAAATTAGATGATACGTCTGAAATGCTAGATCGAAGTAACTCATCTGGTGCAGGACGTAGTTCATCTCCATTCTTTGAAAGAGCTGGCGCAACTGACCAAGCTGATTTTACAAGACCAAAACAAGTAACTGGTAAACAGAGACTTGCTCAAGGTTTTGACATCATCGATGCATGGGTTAATAAAAAAGGAATCAATGCACCAAACTATTTTGGTGGAGTAGATTTAGCCAGTTCCCAAGTTGGAAGAAGTACTGTTTCTGCTGCAACGCAAACATCAGTCAAGATTAATCCTGTTAGTAGTTATGGAGAATTCATTAAAGAAGCTCCAGCTGTCGATGTTATTATTGATAAGAACGGAAACGCTGTAGTTCCCGTATATCAAAAACGAAAAACAGTTGGTAACTTAGACGTACAATTCGAACAGGCTACTGATCCAAAAACTGGTAAGCCTATGACGATGACTGTCACGATTCCACAAAATCAACGTGAACAGTATGGTGTTGGAACAAGGACTAGTTCTTTACTTGCAGCCGGATTATCTGGAGATAGATATGGAATTCCGGGCGGATACATTGCGCAACAAGCTAGGCAAATGCATTCACTGATAGTTAGTTCATTAGCTGAAGGCGCACCTGATTATGCTGGTAGACGTAAGTATATTGCAAATTTAATGGGTCCTACTACAGATCCAGATTCTATTGCAGGTATGTCTGACGTACAGTTTTCTAGTTTCCTTGGCAGGATGAATAGAGATCAAGGAAAGCGGTTACTTGCATTTGCAGAAGCAGTTGATGCACAAGGCACAATAACTGGAGACATGAGGGCATCTAGTTCTTACAATGCTACAAGTACACGTGGTAAGTCTCGTGGAATAGATGATCGAGTCGTAGCCAAGATTAGTAGAAATGACATTGCAACAAAAGCATCTGAAGATGTTGCAGATGCTACTAGGTCCTTGTTGCGTGTATCACAAACTATTGATAGAAACGCAGATCCAAATGCATCACCAGAAGATAACGCAAAGCGTGTACAAGACATCATTACTTCTGAAGCAAGTAAGATACCTGAACATATTCGCCCTGAGTTTATTGACTCAGCAAATAGATTAACTAGAGATATACAATCTGGAGATTACTCTGGTACTGGTATTGACGAAATTAAAAATCGTTATGCAGATACGTTACGTGGTTCTTCACTTACATTTTGGGAAAGCAATTCAGATGCAGTTCCTACTAAAGTAGTTTCAGATGGTCGGATCTTAATATCTCCGGGCAAGGGTCGTGGCGATGATATCCGCATAGCAGCTCAGCGATCTGGTGAATCAGTTAGTAAGACAATTGAAAGTTTAGTAGATCCAGACAATGCTGATCGCGCAGCTGCATTTGTAGATAGTTTGGATGCAGTTTCAAAGGATAGAGTAAAACTAGCATTAAAACAATTGAAAACAACAATTGTTGATTCCGATCAAGACATTCAATTAAAGGCTGTCCTGCGTGATGAGTTGAATGGAATGATAAAGCGGGGTATTAAAATTGACCCTGCGACAATGACTGTAGATATTCCTGATTATTTAAAACCATCAAGAACACAGATGTCAGAAGCACAACTAGCTGATGAGGCAAGAGAAGCTGTAAGCGGAATAAAGAAGTTACCTACGCTTGGTGAATTAGATCCAAAAGCACAATATGTTCTTGATCAAAAACAAGCTTATTTTAAACTTCAAAGGGTGATTACAACCGGATGGGCAATTGCTCAAACAACTGGAAACCCTGAAGACTATCAAAAGTTTTTACGTGCACAAGCCAAAGATATCCCAATGGATGTCCTCAACAAAGTCATTGCGCTAAATAAGGACATGGTTAAAAGTCTTGGCGGAGACGATAAGGCGTGGAATAGTTTAGGTATTGGTTACGATACGGAGACTAAAACTGTTACTGGCTTGAATGATCCTAGATTTTTGACTGCATTTGAAAGACAATGGAAAAAGTTAGAGCCTTCTGTTGCTGCTAATATGCCAGCAATTAAACGTGAAAATAAAAGAACTGTTATTGATATGGAGGCATCTGGTCTTAAAACATTACAAGAAGCTAAAGACCTAGAGGCAATTTATGAAAGAAATAAACGTACACCAGAACAAAAACGTACAGATCAAAGACGTGCTGCATCACGAGAAAAATCAATTACAGTTGTAAATGCATCTGCGCCAGCAGTTGCTGATTTAGATACTAAACAATCATCTAATCGGCGTACATATTATTTTGAAAGCCCATTGCTTAAAGATGCAATGTTGACTTATACAGCGCCAACAACAGCAATAGCAAAAGACATTGAGGCTGTTTTAAAACAAGCTAAATCCGTTACACAACTTGAAAAACTAGCAGAAGCTAAAGGAGTCATAGTTGATCGTGGATTTAAAGCAAAGCGACAAGCTGCTGAAAAAGCTGCTGCTGAAAAAGCTGCTATTAAAGAACGACAAGACAGGACGCTTGAAGGTGCTAAAGCTGGCGCAAAGCAAACACCTGCAAGTAAAGCCGCAGCAACACAACGTGCTCCAGCAAAGGTTACACGAACTACTACAATTCCTCAACCGCCACCGCAAAGGCCACAAGGAATACAATCTACTGCTCCTATACAGAGAAGACCACCAAGTGATATGTCTCAAGGGACTGTAATCAGAACTGCTAGAAGAAGCCGTGGATTGCTTAGTGCTGCAAATCAAGCAGTAGGTTTTGGTAGAGGATTTGCCGCTAAGTTAGGTGGAGTATTTGGAGGAGGAAGAAATGCCACAACAAAACCAAAAAAATAATCCATCAGCACAACGTGGATTAAATATAGGTGAAGATATTCTCAGCATGCTTATGCTGGCTAATCAAGGCAAGACTGTTGCAAATACAGGTATTGGATTATCAAAATATCAAAAAGATAAAAAAGCATTTAAAACTGGTGGAGCAAGTGCCGTTAGGGAACGCCGTAAACCAACACTACCAAGTAAAACTACACAAGTTGCAAAAGCATTAACAGATGTGAGACCCGGTTTAAAAAATAGGGTCATCATGGATCTGCCAACGCAATTAGATTACGCACATCAAACCTATCAAGCATTTAATCCTAAAGATATGGGTTATGGATATCAAGAAGGTAACGATACTCCAGACGATACGACTGATGATTTTTTTGGAGAAGAAGGTAGAGACTATACTTACAACCAGTTGCTTGCCATTGCATTAAAAAACGGTTTAAACATTGGTACTGACATAGGTATTGATATAGCTGGCGGTAAAGTTTCTGGTAGGAAAGGAGGCCTTGGACCAAGTAAATTAATGGGACCATCTGCACGTAAACAGACAGCAAAAATAGTTGGAACTGAAATGGCTCCCGGTCTACAAATGGCAAAAGATTATGCTTTCCAAAACACAGTAGAACCAATGATTGACAAAGCAGTACAACGTTATGGTTTAGGTTCGTCTCTTGCGCATGGGACGTCAAAATCATTAGGTGATTTTGACACGTTGTTTGGAACTAACGTGCGTGGTGCAGCAAAAAAACAAGTTGATAGTGCATTTGATTTTATGGGTGGCGCATCTAAATTTGAAAGTAATTATCCAATCTCTAAGCCACGACGTGGTGAAAAAGGTGAACTTGATCCACAGTATGGTGATCTTGCTCGCATAATGGAATTACTGCAAGGTGGTCAAACACCAGCACAAGATAAATTTATGTCAGACTTGCAAGCCAAGTACAAAACTAATGATGATAAAGTATTACAACCAGTTAGAACTGCAGCTGCTAGTGCTAGACAAAACGTTGCTGCTACTAAAATATCAATGCTCGGTAACTTGGTAGGAAAAATAGTACAACACTTTGGACAATAACCATGTTCGTGAGTTTGCTAATGGCGCAAAGATAAAACTTTGTTCTTCATTAAAACATGACGGTTCTAAATGCATGAACGTCGCAATGAAAGATAGAGACCATTGTAAACATCATGGCGGAACATCATTAATTGGCCCTGATAGTCCTGCTTTCAAAACTGGTTTGTGGTCAAAACAAAGAAGGCGATTTTCAAAGGTCGCTCCTACATTACTAACTAGAATTGATGAACTTCGAGATGATCCAGATCTATTTAGTTTAAAAGATGATGCTGCGTATTTGACAGCATTGATGGATATCCGAGCTGAGTCTGCAAGCCACGGTGTCAATTATGAACACTATCAAGATATTCAATCTGTATTCGGTCAAATGGAAAGAGCTAAACGAACTGGCGATCAGGAAACATTTGAAGAACTGTTTACAGACCTTGGTGACAAAATACGTAACGGTGTCGATCTATATAAAGCAAGTAACGACGTAATTGAGTTGATAGAAAAGCGTACCGATATTGTCGAAGCTGAACAAAAAATGCTACATACAAAAGCGTATACCTTAGAAGTAGATCAGGCATATAGTCTGATCATGCAAGTAATCGGTATTGTTAAAGCCAACGTAAGACATCACGACGAGATGGCAAATATTAATGTTGGTATCGGAAAACTGTTAAAACAATATCAAGATGATCCAGACATTATTGACGTAGAAGTTATTACTAGTGAAGAGTAGCGTCAACACTAGGCTAACTCCTAGGTCATTAAAAAAGTTTGTGCGTCCAGACAAGCCATTACAAATTGCATTGTTAGAAGCAATGAAAATGGAACTATCCGAGGCTGTTGAGCACGGAGATTTTGATAGTGGTAAGGCTACGCCATTACATGGTCATGAACTTGGATATGAGTCTTGGTTAAGGACGTATGCGCCACATGCAGCGAGTAGCGATTTAGCTGAACACCATCACCGTGCATGGAAGTGGGCTGAGTCATTACAGCAAGGCACTAGCCCTCAAGCACTAATTGAATGTTGGTTTCGTGGTGGTGGCAAATCAACCACTATGGAATTAATTGTCAGTAGACTTGCTGTCAAGGCTACACGTAGATTTGCTGTGTATGTTTGTGCAACACAGGATGCAGCAGACAGGCACGTTAGTGATATTGCAACAGCAATGGAGCGTTGTGGTATTGAGCGAGCTATTAACAAGTACGGTTTTTCTCGTGGTTGGAATGCTAGTAAATTACGTACAGCAAATGGATTTAACGTACTTGCATTTGGATTAGACACAGGCGCTCGTGGTGTAAAGTTAGACCACTTACGTCCAGACATGATTATTCTTGACGACATAGATGCATTGGATGATTCAGTCAATGGTGTTGAAAAGAAAATCAAAACTATTACACAAACGATCCTTCCTGCAAAAAGCACTGACTGCGCTATTGTGTTTGTGCAGAATAGAATTCACGCAAACAGTGTGATGTCACACGTGCTTAGTGGTGAGTTAGATATGTTACAAAATAGGATTCAAAGTCCTATCGTTCCAGCGATTGAAAACTTACAGTACACGGCATTTGAACGTGACGATGGACGTGTAGGCTACAAGATTGATTCTGGCACCCCTACGTGGTCACACAAGTCTGTAGAGGTATGTCAAGCAGAGATTGATACCTATGGCCTATTAGCATTCTTGCGTGAATGTCAACACGAAGTTGGTGTTGGTGGATTATTCTTCTCTGACTTTAAAGAATACGATTCTACAGGTAAACCTTGGCATGTAATTGATCACGTTGAGGTTCAGCCATGGTGGAGGTTATGGGGTAGCCACGACTTTGGTACTGGTGCTCCTGCTTGTTTTATTTTGTATGCAAGTGACGAAAGAGAAAACGTATACGTGATTGGTGAAGTGTATGAATCTGGATTAGTCAGTTCAGAGCAAGCAAAAAAAGTATTGCAATATTTACAGACACGCGGATACGGTTCACCAAAGGATAAGGGTAAAGAAAACGGCCAGTGGAACACTAAGTTAGAAGCTGTTGCGTTCGATTGGGCAAACACCTTTCCACCAATGAACGCTGCTGAACGTATTGGTGAATATCCTGTTGAGGTTTGGTGGGAGATGAATATACCAGCAGTACGTGCAGTGAAGGATAGGAAAGCTGGATGGCGCAGAGTCAAAGAATGGATAGCTGCGAGCGAATATGTCGAAGGTAACCTAAGACCAAAATTACAGATTGTTAGGGGTGCTGCCCCTAACTTGATTAAGCAATTATCCAATACAATGGCTAATCCAAGAGATCCGGAAGACATTGACAATGGGACCAAAAATGACCACGCTATTGATAGTTTCCGCTACGGTGTTATGTGGCGTGAGTATCCTGTTCGCTGCCCAGAGACGGAAGAGGCAGATAGAGTGGGAAAGAAGTATGTACCCACATGGATGAAAAACAAGCGTGATGGAGAAACAAAATGGATTTAACAGTATGTGTGCTGTGTGTTATGTGTGTTACACAGTTAATTATGACTGCCTTTATTGGTAAGTTAACCGTTATCATGAATGATATTAAAGATGAAAAGATTTTAGTCACTAAGATTGAAGCATCTGGCAAATGGGTTTAGGAGACTAAAATGGAAGATCAACTTCAATCGATGGTGCGTAATTCGTTATTGAATACTCCAAAACAAAAAGTTTCTATGTTTCAAAGGAAAGAAGCTACTGGAACTATTGGCAGCTTTGATACCGGAAATATTACTAAAGATAACAAAGACAATCTTGATATTGATGTTGAAGGAAAAGATTGGAAAGTAGAACCCAAAGAACAACCTGAACAAGCCAAGAAGTTGATGACGTTTGTCAAATCACAATTTGATTTGTCATATCGTAATAGACAAGAGATGGAACTTGAATGGGCAATGGCTACTGCATTCTTTGAAGGACGGCAGTGGTTCCGTATTGAAAGCCAATCTCGAAATCTAGTGTCGTTGCAAAATGACAAAGAGCCTAATAGATATATGACAGTCAATAAGATGCGCCCACTTATTGATGGTGTCGTCGGAAAACTAACGCAGTGTGCGCCTGATTCATCTTCTGTACCGGTTAGTGATAACCCTGTTGATAGAGCAGCATCAGATGAAGCAAACTATTTAATTAGCCATTACAACAGAAAGTTTGACAGAGAGACACAAACTAAAGAACGTGTTAGATGGGCTTGTGTTTGTGGTACATCTTATTTAAAGATTTTCTGGGACAGCAACCAAGAACAAATTGTTCCGCAGATGGATCCTACTGGAAGCGAAGTAATCGGCCACACAAAAATGAATGTTGGCGATGTTGTAGAACAAATCCTTCCAGCATTTGATGTGTTCTTGGATCCAACAGCAAAGCGTGACAATGATGTCAGATGGTTAATCCATGCAATGGTAAAGCCACTATCATGGTTTGTAGATTCGTATGGTGAGGCAGGTAAGGCCGTACAGCCCGACGCTGGTGTTGGTCAGAATGCTGGATTTGTAGACGCATATCTTTCCGGTGCTGGCGGTGTTGGTCGTGGATTTACGCCAAAGTCCTCTGCTGTGACAAATGATTACGACGCAAAAAAGATGGCAGCTGTTGTTTATGAGTACTGGGAAAAACCATCTAAACTTTACCCAAAGGGTAGATATATCGTTAGCACAAATAGTGCGTTGTTGTATGCCGGTATTTGGCCATATGAAAAACGTGATTCATTTCCATTTATTCCATTGCGATGGCAACCTCGTGCAGGTACTCCATATGGATGTAGTCTTGGGTTTGAATTAACTAGTCTTCAATCTACATACAATCGTGTGTATTCAAGATTGCTTGAACAGTTTGAAGGACAGAAAGATTATGTACTTGTTGAGAACCTGAGTGGTGTCGGAGCTGATGCTTATGACAACATGTCAGATGAGATTGACGACAAGAATAGAATCTACCGACGTATTAACTACAAGAGGGGTAGTCACCCACCATCTATTCAACGAGCACCGGGTGTAGGATCTGACTTGTTTCCGTTCTTGCAGTTTATTGAGCGGGACATGATGGATGTAGCTGGACTACATGATGTTTCACAGGGACAGGCTAGTGCTGGAACGCCAGCTGAATCCGTAAGGTTATTACAGCGATCTGATAACACTCAGCACTCATATGTCAGAGCAGACATTGAAACATCATCTGCCAAGATTAAAGAGTGGGAAGTATCTTTAGTAGAACAGTTTGGCATCTTGCCATTTGTTGGAAACATGCAAGGAAATATGCTTCCCCTTGATCAGATTCGTCAAGGCATTATGCGGTTTGATGCATTACGGGCTGGCGGTAAACATCGCATTGTTTATGTACCCGGTTCTTCTATGGAAGATAGCCCAGACCAGAAATTACAAAAACTTGCTGCGCTTAGACAGATGGGTGTACTTGGTGACCCAATGGATCCTGAGACAAACAGACTGTTTGTAGAGCTTACTAGTATGCCTAACGCAAGCAAGATCTACGAGCATCTAGAAAAGCAAGCCGTCAAGCAACAGCAAATGCAAGAGCAACAGATGATGATGGCTCAGCAACAAGCTGCTGCACAACAGCAACCAAAGGAAGAATTCAATCCTGAAGTTGAGCAGATGAAGGCTCAGATTGAGATTGGAAAGAAGACCGCAGAAATTCAAGCTAAGTTACAAGCCGATATTACGCTGGCTACAACTAAGGCTGGACTTGAAGCTCAGGCGAATGAAGATTTCGCCATGGCAGACCTTGGCAAGCAAAGATTAATGCAAGCCATGCAACCAGAACCTACACAGGCTGGCATTGAAAAAGGAATAGAGGGTAATATATAAATGTCCGAAGAGATGGTGACACGAACTACTGACTCACCAGCAGTGGCAACGGGCGGTATGGCTGGAGCATTGATGGATTCTATTCGGGAGGTCGCCCCTTCCGATGCAAGTGACAATGGGGCGTTAAACAGTTACACGGATTCAGAACAAAACTCTAGTAATGAAACATATGATGATTTATTTTCAGGCGAAGATATTGAATCAAAGGTAAGGCAGAAGTTACTTGATACTGTTGGTAATAATCAACAGCCGGGCAACGTGCCTTATGAGCGCTTCAGAGAAGTAAACGATGAAGCAAAAGAATTGCGTAAAGCACAGGACTCTTACAATAAGTGGGCTGATGTTATTAAGCAGTTCGAAGCGAATGGTTTCCAGTCGGCAGCGGACCTGCAAAAGGCGCGTCAGGAACAGGAACTAGCTCAAACAGAGCAAAATATTCGCAATAAGTGGCAGGATCAAGTTGAAACTGCTTATGTAGATCCGTCTATTGCTGAAGCTAGAGCAGAAGCAGAAATTAGTTCTATGCGGTATGACCGCGTGATGGGTGAAATGAATAACTACATGCTCACGCAGCAACGCGCAGCAGCATTTGAATCATTTCCTTATGCACGTAGAGCTGAAGACGTGGTTGATAAGTTAATTCAATCTGGTGTTTCGCCAGTAGATGCAGCTCAAGCCGTGCATCAACAAGTAGCTGGACTCGTGGAATCATTAGTACCTGAATTGGTAAACATGCTTGACCAGAGACGATCAGTTCCTACTCCTATTGACACTGGCTATTCTGCACAACCCGTTGTTCAACAACCATCTCAATCTCGGAGACCATCTTTAAGTGGACTCAGTAGGTTGCTTGGTATTGGTAATTAATAAAGGATAATTAATATGGCTATCGATTTTACAGGTGCCCTTACACTTGCTGATCAAGCGATTCTTTCTAACGACCCGCTCGTTAAGGAAATCACTAAGTCTTTGCACCAGACTTGGAACGCGATCAAGGACATTCCGTTTTACACTTCTCCGCAGTTAAGCCAGAAGGGTGTACGCTACACAAACGAAGCTGGAACCATTCCAACTCCAACGTGGTCTGCTATCAACTCTGAGCCTAACGCAGTCAAGGGTAAGCCTAAGTCTTACGAAGAGCAGATGTATCTCATCCGCAACAAGATCACCATTGACAAGAGATTACTTGATCAGCAGAACACAATTGTTGATCCAGTTGAAGCTCAGGTTAAGATCTTTATGGAAGGTTTTGCGTATGATTTTAATGACAAGTACATTAATAACGACCCAACATCTGTTGCTGCTGGCAACTCCCCTGACTGTTTCCCCGGATTAAAGTATCGCCTTGAGCATGCGTCTGATTACGATATTCCATCTGACTGTATTTTGGCTCCTGCTAATACTGTAGCAACGTTGAACACTGCTATATACGCCATGGCTACCGCAAACGGTGTAATTTCGGCTATTCAGGAATTGTTCGACAACATGAACGCGCCAGACGGTGACGGCGTAGTCTTGTATATGAATGAAGAAACAAAGCGTCGTATTGAATTCGTAATCCGTGCACTTGGTGCTGGTACTGGTTTCAATACCGATGTTGATGCATTCGACCGAACGGTTGACAAGTACAAGGGTGCAACAATCCGTACTGTCGGACGCAAGTTAAATGGTACGACTCCAGTCATCACTTCCATTACAAACGCTCAGGATATTTATGCTGTTCGTTACGGAACTGGATATGTACAGGGTTGGCAGTCTGGTCCATTCAAGCCGGAGTATCTTGGCAAGTCTCCTGAAAACGGAATCATGCACAACATCTTGTTTGACTGGGGTATGGGACTTTGGATGCCTAATACACGGTCTATTGGTAGATTACGTTTGGCTACTAACTAAGGAGAAATTACAATGAGAGACGCTAAACTTACATTCTCGTATCCCGCTGTCGGCGGTGGAACAAATCAGCTCAATATTCCAACTGCATCTGCAAATGGTGTTGTTGCAATGAACTTTACTAGCACGTCAACTGCTGCTATTGCTATTTCTGCCGAACTTAATTATGGCGGATTAGTTACTAACGGTGTCACTGGCGCAGTAATGGATGCCAATGCTGATGGATCAGTAACTGCTGCAGATTACGTTCGGGGTCAAGTTATTCGACCTTTGTATGTATTATTTGCTGCAAATTATACTGGACTTACAGCGGCTGATACGATTACAATTGAACTCCATGGATCTGACACAAGTGGATTTACACCTGCGTCCGGTACGTTACTATCTACATTTGTGCACACTGCTGCAGCTGCAGCAGGAGATGAAATGGCAGTTTTAAACTTGCAGTCATATGCTAAGTTTTTAAAACTAAAAGTTACATTCTCTGCAATTCGCGCATCAGCAACGTTTACCGTTACTAGGATGCATGTTCAAAATAGCCGAGAAGGCGTAATCTAATTATGAATCTAGGTCAAATCAAACGTAACGTTAGAATGCTAGGTAGAAACTACTTTGGCACCGAAGCTGATCGTGATCCATTTGGCCTTGATTATTTAATTATTGAAACGGCCAATCAGATAGCTCGTCAAACGGACTGTCTGGTTGGTCGTCGGTTTTTAGATTTAACTGCAGATGTCAATGATTACTGTGCTCCAGACATCTACAGAATTAAATCAATTAAAATTAAAAACACAATTGATGAATACGAAGACACAAGACTTTTCAATTTTGATAATCAATACATTACTAGATGGATTAATGAACCTAGTTCTGATCGACCAGATATTGTTGTTTCACGTGGGATGAATTCTATTAGTGTGTATCCGGCAACTAACACTACAGTTGTTAATGGGTTACGCATTGAGGGATATGCACAACCGGGAGATAACTGGGCATATGATTCAGCTGGAGCAGCATTGCCAAATACTGATGCTACAGAATGTCCATTACCCGAAGTTGCTCATGACTGTATGGTTTATGGTGTGTTACAAGCTCGTGCAATGCAAATGTTAGACATGAATGGTATGCAGGTTTTTAAATCTGAGTATTTAGATCGTCTCTCCATGGTGGAGAATTTTGCATCAACTTATATGCGGAGGGCACGGTAATGGCTGTTGGCTTTACTACATTACGATTAGAAACCCTTAGACTTTTAAATGAAGTCAATGACACTGTCGTTGGTGAAGTTGCAACTGGCGTTGGTGGTACTGCTACTTCAGATACAGATGATGCAATACTGCTTTATTTAAATGAAGCTGCAGCAGACATGTGCAGGACATGTGTTTATTTCCCAGTCAGTATTGACGTTACAGGCCATACAGGCAGAGTATATTCACATGCTCAAGGATTACTTGTTAGTCCAATATCTATTAAGTTAACAGCTAGTACTACGCCTTTAATTCACTGTGGTGAAAACGAACTACGATCATACGATACAAATTATCTTGCTACTACTGGTACTCCATCTTATTGGTACAAAATCGGTACAACAGCCGTTGGGTTATATTACGCGCCTACTGCATCCACATCATTTACAATTTCTGGTTCAGGATTACAGACGGCTATACTTGAAGGGTCTGGTACTTATTCTTTTGTAAGTGATGACTTATTACTGCAAGCACTTCCTGCTTATGCTGCACAAAAAATTGCTTTAAAGAATTACGATGATCCATCATTAGTGGGAAGAGCATTTTGGAAAGATTGGTACGATCAAGTACGAATGCAATTATGGACTAGAATGGATATGTCATTAAAAGGACCTAATGGTCTTTTCAGTATTCCTCCAATGGCACAGGCAAGTAAATGAAAATAGCTTGGTCTAGATTAGCCTTAATCATATTAGCTGCATTTATGGCAAGCGCCGCTCCAGAGTTTGATGCTGCGTGGAAAGCACAGCATGTCGCTGAAACAGCGTCCTTTGGCACGGTGACACGGGTTCTGTTATTGTGTAGCATAGAAGGTATTAGGGCTGGTATACCTGCAATGGTTACTGCGTTGATTGCATTCTTTATGCGACAGGATAGTAACTTGCCTGTGTTTTCTACACGATTACCGGAGGTTACCAAGATCAGTGAAACGACGAGGGACATCGATGGATAGAGATCAGCTAATCGCAGGAGCCATTGGTGCAGTTGCTGGCACTGACTGGTGGGACAAAGCCAAAGTGAAAAACATTTGGCATGGTCTTGCTGCTGTAATCGTCGGCACGATATCAGCTGTATATCTCACACCTCTTATTGCTAAACAATTCCAATGGACAACACCTGAACAAGTTGTTGGCGTTGCATTTGCTGTTGGCACACTTGGACTTAGATCCGTACAGTTGGTTAATGCAATGGCTGAAAAAATTGTAAAGAAGCTGGGAGAGTAGTATGAGCTGGCTAAGTAAACTACTGAAGAAGAACGCTAATCTACCAGAGGTAAAGATACCTTTCGGTGAGATGTTACTAGTGAATCAGATTATAGATAACCTTGAATTCTTGAGCACATCCGACCTTGAAAAGGTACGTGATGTGGTCATGCTTGCTATTGATGCAAGGAAGGTGAAGAAGTGATGGCGGTCTACGGCGGCAAGGCTGTAGCGGCTGGTGTCACTGCTGCGATGAGTGCGGCGCTAGCGTTCCTCACGATGCCTTTTAAGGGTACGAATGCGAACTCACTGAAGGTGGGCAAATGAACCTGCAGAACTACAGGCTGGAGCCTAACCCAGCGAGCCCCGGTGACTGGATTGTCTTTGGTGATATCACCGATGACGCAGGGAATATTCTCGGCACGTTCGGCGAGAATGGCACATCGGTATTCGGCTGGTGGGTTACTCAGGATGCTGCTTTTCAACAGAACTACAGCAACCAGTTCGCTGTTGTAATGGCTCAAGAAATCGTGAATGGAACCGCTGAGTAATGGCTACTTATTATGTGCGACCAGATGGTAACGACACAAATACGGGACTAGGCTCTACTTCCGGATTGGCGTGGGCTACATTCGGTAAGGCGTTTGCTTCTGGCTCTGCTGTTGTAGGTGGTGACATCGTTTACATTGCACCCGGCACGTACACCGAAAGTATTACAGTTAACGCTACATCGCCAGCGGCGGAAGTGAGAGTAGTTGGAAATCCAACCGCTTCTCAGTTTATTGGAGTCTCACCGGGGTTTGTTCGGCTTAGTAGTTTTAACTCTGCTGGTACATCCGCGTCATTCTCAAATACATTTTTGATATCAGCCACAAGTAAAAACTATTACACTTTTGAGAATATCCATTTTGACTGTAATCATGCAACGGCAACATTTGGCGGAGTCATGTTCTTGACTTCACGTTATCTAAAATTTGTAAAATGCTTATTTACAAATTCAAGTAATGCGGGACTTAGTAACACAGCAATGTTGATGCTGACTCCGATAACGTCAACTGCATTAGATGCAACTGTTGATAGATGCATATTTGGGTCAACTCAAAGTTTCTGTCTATCAATGACTGGTGCATCAATACTGAATGACACAAGTGTAATAAAAGATAGTTTATTTATAAATGGAAGAGTGTTTCTTGTTACTCTGACTGTGTCTGTAATCAACTCAACCATAACCGGAGCTGACATCGGTATTCAACAGATATCAGGGTCAGCAAATGCTTATATCAGTATTCAAAATACATTATTACTAGGAAACGGAATCGGCATTTTGGGGACATCAACCTCAACAATACAGCAAACATATTGTCGATTTGCTGGAAACAATGCAAACCTGCAAAACTGCAATACTTCAGTGACTAGTCAGACTACTGGAAACGGCGGCGTGGATTACGGCTACGCTTATCAAAATGGACTAAATCCATTAGCAATATATGGTACATACAGCGCAAGTCCTAACACGTCATTCGGTAATAGCACCGGTGCGCCATCTGTTGACTTATTCGATGTGCT